AGATGCAGCTGCGCAGCTATCGCAAGCAAGACGGCTCCACTGGCCACAATCTGGAAATCAGCTGCCGCAGCTTTGACGTTGAGCCAGCCAGCGCTGACCATGCCGCCCCACAGCAGCCAGCCGCCCAGCCCGCCACCGACCGCGCCAGTGGACCGCAACCCGCTGACCTGGGCGACGAGGAACCGCCGTTCTAAGAATGGAGTAATTAAACTATGGCACATTATACACAGACCAGAATAGGATGCGAAAGACCAGCCTTTATTGTTGGCCATGAGCATTTGCTTAACGTTACAAACGCAGATGATAACGCGCTCGAAATAATGGTTGAACGCAAAAGATCAGGGGCGCGCGTAGCGCGTCCCGCTGAATTGCCCTTGTTGGGCAGTATTCATTCAACCCCCTTTGGCGCCGCACCATGACCATCAAAGCCAGAAAAGGGATCTGCCCCACCTGTGGGCACAATCACGACCAAAAATGGTGGCCCGCTGTCAAGCCCCGCCGCCAACTGAATGTCTGCCGAGATGCCATCTTGTCCACGATGGAATGCGGCGAGCATCGCAGTGATGTCTTGCGGGTCGCTTGCCACATCGCAGAGCCAACGGTCGTTATGGCCGAGCAGGAAACGCAAAAAAAAACAATCCAGCGCCAGAGGCAAGCACTGGAAAAAATAGCACGTTATGCCGGGATGGCGCAGCGGTCTAAATGGATAACTAGGGCAGACGCAATCGCACATATTGTGCGTATAGCGTTGGTTGCCGAAGAAGCCTTCGATGATGGGGAACAACCATTGGGGGCTATTGGGAGGGCCGGGGGCTGACCGCATCAGAGAAATGATTTTTCAAGCCCCGCCGCGCGTATCGCTTACGCCAGCCGCACAGCAGGCGCTGGGGGCGCTACTAGGGTGCGGCAATGGCTCGCACCTCCGTACAGCTCCGCTTAGCCCTAGACGACATGTATGCCGCCCAGGCGGCTGGGGCGCAGGCTATTAGCAGCAGCGCGGAGGGGGTGAGCTTTTCGCGAGATTTGAAGGAAATCAACCGCACCATCGACAGCTTAGAGGCGCAGCTGGCCCAGGCAGAAATGGTGGAAGCCGGCGCCGGTGGCATGCTCTTTGTGCCTACCTGGGGCGGCAACTAATGGGCTGGCTACCGCGATTTGGACGCAGCACCAATCAGGGCGCTCTGCGCGTGGCGGACCCATCCGCCATGCCTGTGGCTCAATTAAATGCCCTCAGCTACCAAGCGGCCAGCAACCCACGCACGCGCCCGACCACGCCCAAACTGCCAGCCACTGGCCACCTGGACGAGTGGACGCGCTACCAATTAATTGCGCGTAGCCAAGAGGCTGAGCGCAATATTGACTACTACGATGCGACGCTGGGCAATTTTGCGATGCTGCTGGTGGGCACCGGCCCTGTTCCGCGCCCCCTGTGCGGCCCGGCAGAATGGCGGCAAATAGCGCGCGAAGAATTCATGAAAGACGCCCGGCGCGGTTTGTTAGACGTGCGCCGCCGCACCTCCTGGGGGCCATGGTGTGGGCGCCTGGCCCGCAGCATTGTGCGCGACGGCGAGGCCAGCGTATGGCACGACGGCACCACCGGCGCTGCGCAGATCTGGGAAGCGGGCCGCGTCAAGCATATCCACATCGATGCATTTGGCCGTTACGAATCGTTCGACACGGTAGACGAACAGGGCCGCCCCTCGGGCAACGTGCCTGCTGCCAATCTCACTTTCTGCCCGTGGATCACACGAGAAAGTCAGACCCACGGGCACCCGGTGCTGGCTGCTGGCCTCGATGACTGGGCCACGCTCAATAGTCTCTATGAGGCAGAAACCGTAGCCGCAGCCAACGCCGCACGCGTGTGGACGGTTATACAAAGCCAGTCCGGTGCGCCTGGCGGTGGAGCTGCGTTTGCCAATTTGCAAAAGGGCGCAGCAACTCCCAAACCCGCCAGCTTGAGCGGTTACCAGTACACAGAAAACGGCGCCATCATGGCCATGCCGCCTGGCCTAACGGCCACGCCCTGGTCCCCAGACCGGCCGAATATTGACGTTCCGGTCTACGTCAAGGAACGCATGCGCCCGCTCGTTGCGCCGCTGGGCAGCTATGAGCTGCTATTTTTGGATATTAGCGCGCTCAACTATGCCGGCATTCGTGGCCTGAAACGCTTGGCTCAAGCGCAATTTAGCCCCTGGCGCGACATGATTTTGCGCGCACCAATCGATATTATTTGGCGCAACTGGTGCCGCCACGCCATCCTCACCAAGCGCATTCCCTACGCTGCAGACTTTGACCAGGTGGAATGGCGCTGGCCAGATCTGCCCATCCAAGACCGCGAAAAAGATGCACTGGCCGATGAGCGCGAATTGGCCAATGGCACTGCCAGTCTGCAGGGCATTATTGGCGACGACGAATGGCGCCGAGTACAAGACGAGCGGGAGGCCGTTACCCTGCGTGCGGCCATGTTGCGCCTGCAAACCAAAATCGCCTTGCAAAAATTAATCGATGAAGCGGGAACGCCCCTCGATGCCGGAACAATTTTAGATGAACTCGAACAGGAGGCAATATGAACGCACCCGCACGCCTGGCCCAGCTGGCAACCCGCTTAGAAGCCCCCACCGTGCAGGCAGGTAGCGCAGGCCCAGTAGACCTGGGCCGCTGGCAGATCTATTCCGGCGCCTTGGTGCAGACGGCAGTTGACGGCATTAATCCAGACAAGAATGGCTTTCCCCAGCCGATCAATTTAGTCATTGATTTGGCCACGCTAGCCCTTCCCCCGCAGGGCACCTGCCCCGCGCTATACGAGCACTGCCAGGCGCTGGGCCATTGGACAAATCTGGCCATTGATGCGGTCTGCGGCGTAACCGGTCGCCTGGTTATCTATCGCGATGACACGGTGGATTGCGACATGCTGGAGCGCTGCGCAGAGGTACGCGTAGCAGCCGCGCAAGGCCACCCATGGGAGGCATCTATCGGCGTCTACCCGCAGGCCACGGCTACCTACGAATTAATTACCCGGCCCACGGAAATCAATGGCGCCATACACCAGCCGGGCGGCCTACCGCTCTACGTGCTGCGCGGCGGACTCATGCGCGAGGCCTCTGTCTGCCTGATGGGCGCAGATAGCCGCACCGGCCGCGTGGCCGCCAGCGCTGCAACCATTGCAGCCGATAAAACAAATAATCACCCCAGCCCCACAAAGGAGCTAACCTTGAGCGACCATTCCGCCGCCCTGGGTCGTCTGGTCGCCAAGTTTGGCGCCGCCCGCAAACCCCACCTTGCTGTCTGTCTCATGGACGGCGCAACTGAGGAAGATATTACCACCACCGAAACTGCTGCCATTGCGCAGCAGTTGGCCGATGCGCAAAAAGAAAAAGAAGCGCTCGCGGTGGAATGCGCCGCCCTCAAGGCGCAGCTGGCCGCCCTGGCCGATGCCAGTGGCAAAGAAGACCCGCCACCCGGTGGCGCTGGCGGCCAAGGTGGCACCGCCCTGGCCCAGCCGCAAACCCTGCGCGAAGCCATGTTGAAAGTTGGCGCAGAAGCCAATGCCCCCAAGGGCATTGCCCTCCTGGCTGCCACCAAGAAGCGCTACCCCCAGCTGGCCAAATAAGCGCCAGCGTCTGCCCCGTTAATCAATAACCAAAACACAGCAAAAGGATAACCCCATGGCTGTCATGAATACCGAGCTGATTGCCGTCCTGGCGTCATCCACTCTTGTCCCCTACCGCCTCGTTACCGCCGCCGGCGCGTACTGCGGCATGGATGCCATCCAGAACCATATCGGCGTGTCGGTCGAGAATGCCATCTCTGGCGATTCTGTCACCCTGCGCCTACCCAATGCCGGAACCGTCAAAACGACGGCCTCGGAAGCAATTGCGGCTGGTGACCAGCTCTACAAGGCCGCCAGCGGTAAGGTGTCCAAAACTGCCACCGGCTCTGTGCTGATTGGCATTGCCGTAACCGCCGCCAGTGGCGACGGCTCCATCTTTGAGGCCCTCCTGCGCTAACCCCGCAGGATAAACCCCAACCAATAAACCAAAGAAAGAACATCTCCCATGGCCATTAATTCTGGCGTTACCCCGCGCCCCGATATCGCCCTTGCCGTCCAGCAAGAAATGACCGGCGCCGGCGCGTATGTCGCCACCAAGATTTTTCCCATCTTCCCAGTATCGGTCAGCACCGCGCCCATTCCGCGCATCATGCCCCGCCGCCGGGTAGAGCGCTTATTCCGCCCCAAGGGTGGCCGCTACCCGCGTAGCGCCCTCACGGTCGAAACGGCCGGCACATTCAATTGCGAGTTTGCTGGCTTTGAAGAAACCTTAGATGCCAAAGACATTGAGTTGTACGGCGGCGAAGATATTGCCATGGCCGTTACGGCGCAAAAAGCCGCGCAAACGGTATTGATAAACCGCGACGCTGCCCTAGCCGCGAGTATTTTCAATACCACCACCTTTGATGGCGGCTACAATACCGCCGGCGCAGCTGCCTGGAATAATGCCACTGGCAAGCCCATCGACGACGTGCTCGCCGCGGCGGGCAAGGTGCGCCAACGCATTGGCATTCGTGCCAATACCCTGCTGATCAGCGGCACCGCGTATGAACACCTATGCGTGAATGTGCAGATCCAGAGCCAAGTGCGCGGCATTCTTGGCTACACCGACAAGCAGGGCGGCATTGCTGCGCTGATCAATTTGGAAGTATTGGCCGCAGCGTTTAGCCTCAAGCAGGTGATTGTTGCCGACGGCATCAAAAACACCGCCGACGAAGGCCTGACTGCGGTGCTGGCAGATATTTGGGACAGCACCAAGGCCCTGGTCTGCTACGTGCCAGAAGCCGACGACCGTATGAGCCCTGGCCTGGGCCGCACGTTTTTGTGGGACGCGGACATGTCCGACGTAGTAACATCTGGCGTAGCCAGCCAGTCCACCCTGCAGGGACTGCATGTCGAATATTATGACGACCCCAGCACTGAGGAGCGCGTCGTGCGCGCCAAGCAGTGCATTGACATGCTCCTGCTGAACAAAGATGCCGGCCACCTCGTCACGGGCATTTGATCCGATAGCCTCATCGGTTGCAGGCTACGCCCTGCAACCACTTGGCCACCGTATTTGCATGCTAGGAATATTCCCCCATGGCTCTACCTCTTGGCCTATTAATGCTGCCCACGCATACGGGCGAAATTATTGCCACCGCTGGCGATACGCTCTATGCACAATGGGTCGCCCGCAGCAGCAGCGGCAGCTTGGTAGATCTGACCGGCGTGACCTTAACCGGGGAAATCCGCGACGCGCTCAGCGGCGGAACCCTGTTGCACGCGCTCACCCTAGTGCCAGGCGGCATTGATGGCGTCATCACCGCCACGCTATCGCCAGCCAACTGCAGCGCCTTGGCCGGCACCTACGCGGAATTGCCCGCAGATGGCACCTACAAAGACGCTGGGTATTTTGATATCCAAGCCGCAAAAGACGGCGATATCCGCACCCTGGTAGCCGGACTGGTACGCCTCCGCGCCGAGGTCACTACCCCGTGAGCGCGCTCAACGCAGGCCTACCGTCTACCCTGCTGGCTAAATCCACCAGCATTCTACAGGCCGGCAGCGGCATAGCCGAGGCCCCACAAGACAGCACCCTCTACGCCCGCCGCAGCGCCGCCTGGGCCGCCCTAGGCAGCATGGCGCTGCAAGCTGCCGACGCGGCGGCTATCACGGGCG